ATAAGATCTTGTGAAAATATTAGCTTAAGAGTTAGTGACATGCTTCAATTTCCTTTAACCAAGGCTTCTTTATTAAATAGCATAAACGCATTTAACACAGCTACTTTAAAAGAAATAGATACGTTATCTATACATGAGTTTGGTATATTTTTAGATTTAGAACCAGACGAAGAAGATAAAGCTCAACTAGAAAAAAGCATACAAATAGCACTACAAGCTGGTAGTATAAAATTAGCAGACGCTATAGATATCAGAGAGATACAAAACATTAAGTTAGCTAACACGCTTTTAAAGTTTAGACAATCAGAAAATGCAGCTGAAGAAAGAGCAGCTCAAATGGAAAACATACAAGCTCAAGCTCAAGCTAATGCTGAGTCTGCTGAAAAAGCTGCAGCTGCTGAAGTTCAAAAGCAACAAGCTTTAGCTCAAACAACTGTTCAAATAGAGCAAGCTAAGTCTCAAATGGAGATTGAACGTATGGAGCAAGAAGCTAACATAAAAAGAGGTTTGATGGCTGAAGAGTTTAGTTATCAAATGAAGCTAGCTGAAATGCAAGCTCAAGTGACAGCAAAAAAAGAAGCTCAAATAGAGGACAGAAAAGACAAGAGACTACAAATGCAAGGCACTCAACAGAGTGAACTTATAGATCAAAGACAAAACGATCTATTGCCTAAAAACTTTGAATCATCAGGTAATGACAACTTAGATGGATTTGGTTTAGAGCAATTTACCCCAAGATAGGGATTATTAATTTTTATTATATTATATTATGTCAGAAGAAGTAAAACAAGAAGGAGAATTTAAATTAAAACCTAAAGCTCCTAAAATTAAAGGTCAAGGTAATATCGTTGCAGATATAACTAAGATAGATTTAAGTAAACCGCAAAAAGAAGAAACGAATGCCATTCAAGAGCAAGAAACAGGAACAGTGGTTGATGATAAACAAGCCGGAGATATACCAAAAGTGGAAGAACAAGTACGGGAGCCCGGCGAGATTCCTAAAGTTGAAATCAAAAGCGAAGAGTTAGAATCACCACTTCAAATAATAGAAGATGAAGACGATAACGCTGAAGAGATCACAATGGTTGGAGGCACTGAAAGTCCCAACACCTCACAGGAACAAAAAGAAGTACTACCGCAAGCTCAAACACAAGAGTTACCAGAAAACGTAGATAAATTAGTTTCTTTTATGAAAGAAACAGGTGGTACGATAGATGACTACGCTAGATTAAATGCTGATTACAGCGATGTAGATGGCGAGACTCTATTAAGAGAATACTATAAACAATCTAAACCTCACTTAGATTCAGAAGAAATTCAATTTGTAATTGAAGACTCTTTTAATTTTGATGAGGATTTAGACGAAGCAAGAGATATTCGAAAGAAAAAACTTGCATATAAAGAAGAGGTTGCAAAAGCTAAAAGCTATTTGGATTCAGTTAAGGATAAATATTACGCAGAGATCAAGTTGAGACCTGGGATTAATCCTGAGCAACAAAAAGCTACAGACTTTTTTAACCGATACAACGAAGAGCAAGAGCTCAATAAAGCTAACCAAGAAAGGTTCCGTAGCCAGACAGACGAACTTCTCAACAACGAATTCAAAGGTTTTGATTTTAAAGTTGGAGAAAAAAAGTTTAGATATGGTGTTAAAGATCCTGTTAAGGTTGCAGATAACCAAAAAGACATTTCTACATTCATTAAGACGTTCTTAAACGATAAAGGAGAGGTTATTGATACAAAAGGCTATCACAAGGCTTTATACGCAGCGCGCAATGCTGACACTATAGCACAACATTTTTATGAGCAAGGTAAAACCGATGCTATTAAAAACCAGTTGGCTAAGTCTAAAAACATAAGTACAGAGCCTAGAAAAACACAAGATGGTAATGTATTTGTAAATGGATTTAAAGTAAAAGCGATTACCGGGCAAGACTCTTCAAAACTTAAAATTAAAACAAGAAAATTTAACAATTAAAATTAAAAATTATGGGAACATTAAACCCAACATTTGGCTCGATTGTACCATCGCAGTCACAACAATTATTACAATCGAACTACTTACAGTTCAACAATAGTACGTCTGACTTTGCTCAGCAGTATCTACCTGAAATCTACGAACAAGAAGTAGAGCGTTATGGAAACAGAACACTATCTGGATTCTTACGTATGGTTGGAGCTGAAATGCCAATGACGTCGGATCAAGTTATTTGGTCAGAACAAAACAGATTACATGTCGCATACAGCGAATGTACTGGAGATAATGCAGCTGGAATACAAATTAAAGCTCAAGCGGGAGTTACTAATGTTATTTCTCCAGGCCAAACTATTGTTGTAATGAACAAGGTAACTGGTTTAGAGTTAAAAGCAGTTGTATTAACTTCAGATCCAGGAACTGGAGCTTTAACAGTAGCACCTTACACGGCACAAACTCTAGCTACGCTTGGGAATGTCCCGGATGAATTAAAGATTTTTGTGTACGGTTCTGAGTTTAACAAAGGATCTCAAACAACCAACTGGGACGGAGCTGCTGGAGCGATTTCAGGAACTACTAACATTAGTATTGACCCTACGTTTACTCAATTCAGCAATTCACCAATTATTATTCGTAGCAATTACACTATCAATGGATCTGACATGGCTCAAATCGGTTGGGTTGAAGTTGCAACTGAAGATGGAACTTCTGGATACTTATGGTATTTAAAAGCAGAATCTGAAACTCGTTTACGTTTTGAAGACTACTTAGAGATGAGTGTAGTTGAAGGAGAATTAGCTAGTGCTGCTGGTGCTGGATCTGCTGCAAATGCAGGATTTAAAGGTACTCAAGGTTTATTTGCTGCTGTAGAAGCTAGAGGTAACGTTGAAACCGCATTTAGTGGAGCTAACTTGACTGACTTTGATAATATCTTGAAAAATTTAGATACTCAAGGAGCAATTGAAGAGAACATGCTTTTCTTAGATCGTACAACTTCATTAGAGATTGATGACATGCTAGCTGGTCTTTCTGCTGGAACTGCCGGTGGTACTGCTTATGGATTGTTTGAAAACTCAGAAGAAATGGCATTAAACCTAGGGTTTAGCGGTTTCCGTAGAGGATCTTATGATTTCTATAAAACAGACTGGAAATATCTAAATGACGCGTCAACTCGTGGAGCGATAAGCGGAATAGCTTCTATTGAAGGGGTATTAGTACCAGCTGGAACTTCTACGGTTTACGATCAAATTTTAGGAACTAACATCCGTCGACCATTCTTACACGTTCGATACAGAGCTTCTCAAACAGAAGATCGTCGTATGAAGTCTTGGTTAACTGGATCTGCTGGTGGTGCTTTCACTTCTAGTTTAGATGCAATGGACGTTAACTTCTTATCTGAAAGATGTTTAGTAGTACAAGCTGCTAACAACTTTGTATTATTCAAAGGAGCATAAACAATTGGTAGACTTACCCTCGTTGAATCTACGGGGGTAATTCTTACCTTTATTAAACTATTAAATTTTATTATATTATGGCTAAAAAAGAAGTAATTCAAGATATATCTTGGGAAGTAAAAGACAGAACTTATTTACTTACCGGGAGTAACAAACCGTTGACATTAAAAATTCCATCAAGACACAACACTAGACACGCTCTGTTGCATTATGATGAAAGTAATAATACGCAACGCGAAATAAGATATGCAACTAATCAAAACTCACCATTCAAAGATGAACAAGGTGGAGAAGCAACATTAGGGCATATTGTTTTTAAAGAAGGAAGCTTGTTTGTTCCAAAAAAGAACCAAGTTCTTCAAAAAATATTATCGTTATATCACCCACTAAAAGGAGTTATATACTCTGAGTTAGACATAGTGGAAGAAGCTAAAGACGAACTGTTAGACTTAGAATTAGAAATCGAAGCGTTAAACCTAGCTCAGAACATTGATGTAGATCAGGCTGAAGCTATAATGAGAGTTGAGATTGGATCTAAAGTGTCTGACATGAGTTCTAAGGAGCTTAAAAGAGATTTATTGTTATTTGCTAAGCATAACCCTAAACTCTTCATCACACTTGCTAATGATGATAACGTACAATTAAGAAATTTTGCAATTAGAGCGGCTGAAGCTAATATAATTAAATTAGCTGATGACCAAAGAACATTTACTTGGGCTTCTAATGGTAGAAAATTAATGACAGTACCCTTTGATGAAAACCCATACTCAGCTATGGCGTCTTTCTTCAAGACAGACGAAGGAATACAAGTGTTCCAGTCTATAGAGAAAAAGTTCTCTTAACATGTAATATTATAAGGGAGGCGCAAGCCTCCTTTATTTTAATAATAATAACAAATGGCTATAAACGTAAACACAGTATATCAAACTGTTTTAATGATACTGAATAAAGAGCAGCGTGGTTATATGACCCCGACTGAGTTCAATACAGT